AAAAAATATATGGGTGGGGGTGGGCGGGCCGGGGCGGGGGGGGGGCTTTTCTTATTCTGGAGGAATGATATGCCGCAGTTCAAAAATACGGCTGATCTGATGGCATATTTGAAAAAAGCTGTCGATGAGTCTTTAACCAACGATGTATTCCCTGTTATTCGTGATGAAGAAGTCGAAGCAATTAAATACATCGTTTATAGCATGGATACATCTGGGTATTACCAACGCAGATATGATTTTGGTGGTATCGGAGATCCATATAACATTGTGATTAAAGGCAATACTGCGCAAAACGGCATTTTATCGGTTATCAATATTACCGATCCAAACCCATATTTGAACGGTCGAAACGGAGACAGAGCTACGGTAAACAAGGATCTCCCGTATTTGATTGAGCATGGTCGTGGTGGATCTGGCGATCCTGGCTATGACTATTGGAGCAGACCGAAAGCCCGCCCATTTACAGAAACAACGGTTGAGAGATTACAAGCTTCTGGTAAATGTACGCAGGCATTGAAACGAGGACTTATGAAGAAAGGCATTACGGTTCGATAATCGGGTGTCTTTCTTTTCTTTATATAAGAAATTAGCTAAACAACTTATAAGTGAGGTGATTGTGCGTGGATGATCTGCAAATTCTATTAAAAGCCGTGATTGACGAGAACAGCCAGTCTTCACTTGATTCTAAGCTTGCAAGCATTGCTAAGTCTCTGAGTGAATCGCACACTGTAAAGCTGAAGGTTGGTTTTGATGAAGACTCCGTTAAAACGGTGCAGAGTCAGCTACAAACAATCGCCAAGCAGGTCGGTGGTGCAAACCATACTGGCACATATAAGCCGTTGCAGGTTTTTGATGCAACGCAATTAAAGGCTGACGGTCAGCGTTACTTTACATCGGTCAAAGATATCGTTAGTCGAGCGCAGGCCGAATTCAGTAAGCTTGGCAAGACGGATATTACGAATGTTTTTAAGGATTCTAAGGGAAACATCCAAAGTTTCACTGCCAGCGTTACTAAGGCTGATGGCGTTGTAGAGAAGTTTAATTTTAACCTCGCAAAAATCAAAGATGGCGCTCAATCCATAAAAGGGTTCGTTCAAAGTAACTCTATTTTGACAGATAAAAACGCCGGCTCTAATTTGGAGCAGACGCTTAACTATCTAAACAGAATCAATACGAAAATTGCTGATATCGCGAGCAAAACATTGACAAACACATCAAAGCCGTTGCTTGGCGATATGGAGCAGTTTAATCAGTATCAAGAAAAACTGAATGCTGTAAAGGCTCGTATTGAAGAGATCAAGCAATCAAACACCACTCTCTCTTCTGAGCATAAGAGAGAAATTGACTCTATGGTTGCTGATCTTCAGCGCTATGCAAAGGAGCTACAAACTTCTGCGTATGCTGCAACGGATTTGAAAGCAAATACTTTTGCAAATCAAAAAGCCGAGTTGCAAGCAAGTCTTGAAACGCAAATTAAGAAATGGCAAAATGCCGGTATTTTCGGCGGTGACTTTAAGGCAAGCGTAGAAGAGGCAAAGACTGCGTTAGAGAATGCGTTGAATCCAAATGATCTTGACGCATATCGTCACAAGCTTGCGTTACTCGAACAGCAATTCAAGCAGTTGAAGCTTGATAATGCTGCTTCTGGGAAGTTATTGGATGCAGAAAAGCTCAATTCCAATATTCAAACAGCGCAGCTTAGGATTCAGAATCTAAAGCAGACATATAGTGCATTTGTTTCTGATCCAAACCTAATGTCGAAATGGCAGCAGCTTTTTGATGAGTCACAGATGGTTAGTTCTTCAAAAGAACTGACAAATCTAAATGCGAAAATTCGACTTTTTGAGCAGGAGCTTATCAGCGCAGATAAGCATAGCCAGTCTCTATTTGGAGAGCTGAAAAACAATATTGCGAAAATGGGATCTTGGATGGTACTTGGCGGTGTTATTGCGGGTATCATGCGAGGTGTCACTGGTCTTTATGATGCTGTTGTCGATTTGGATACGGCGATGAACGAACTGAAAAAGGTCACGGACGAAACTGATGAGTCGTATGATCGTTTTCTTTCTGACGCGGCGCAAAAGGCAGTTGATATCGGTACATCATATTCTGACTATGTAACTGCAACTGCAAATTTTGCTCGCCTTGGTTATTCGATGGCTGATGCTTCTGACCTTGCAGAAGTTGCTACAATTTATAGCGTCGTTGGTGACGAAATCAGCGATGTAAACGAGGCTACCAGCTCTATCATTTCCACAATGAAAGCGTTTGGTATTGAAGCCAGCGATGCAATGACCATCGTTGATAAATTCAACAAAATTGGCAATGAGTTCGCTATTTCTTCTGGCGGTGTCGGTGATGCGTTGCAGCGCTCCGCCTCCGCTATGGCTGCGGCAAACAACACAATTGATGAGTCAATCGCTCTAATTGTTGCGGCGAATAACGTCGTACAAGATCCTGATGCGGTTGGTACAATGTGGAAAACCGTTGCTATGCGTATTCGTGGCGCAAAGACTGAGCTTGAAGAAGCCGGTCTTGAAACCGAATATATGGCAGAAAGCACAGCAAAACTTCAGAAGCAAATCAAGGGCTTGACCAATGTTGATGGCTCTGGCGGTTTTGACATTATGGCTGATGCCGATAATTTCAAGAGTACATATGAAATTATTCTTGGAATTAGTAAGGTCTGGGAGAAAATGAGCGATATCGACCAGGCTGCATTGCTTGAATTGCTGGCCGGTAAGCGTCAGGGTAACGCTCTGGCGGCGGCTATCGAAAATATGGACGATGCTGTTAGTGCCATGAACGCTTCTGTTAATGCGGAAGGTTCTGCTCTCGCTGAGTATGAAAAGTGGATGGACAGTATTGAGGCAAAGCAGCAAAAATTCCAAGCTCAGTATCAGGCTCTTGCAAAGACTATTTTGAATAGTGATTTGATTAAGGGCGTATATGATGCTGGAACTGGATTGCTCGGTTGGCTCACAAAACTTATTGAAACGCTTGGTGCATTTCCTACAATTCTTGCTGGTATCACTCCATTCTTTGATAAGCTTCAATTATTAAAAACAACCACATCGAAGAATTGGCTTGGTACTGGGACTGGCATTTCATTTGCATGGAATAGTGGAAAGCTTGAATTAGAAAATGATATTCGTCTACTTGATGAATACAAAACAAAGATTCAAGGTCTTGGCACATCAACAAGTGATTTGACACAACGTCCTTGGGTATGGAACGATACAATTGGTCGTGGAAGTAATTCGCTGAAAACGGCTGTTCATGTAACAGATGATGCTACGATTTCTACTGACGCATATCGTTCATCAATGACAAACGCATCTGCATCTACAACAGCAATGGGCGTTGCGTCTAAAGCTGCGGCAGTCGGCGTACATGTGCTAAAGACCGCTCTGAATATGCTGATTAGTCTTGGTATTGTTCTTGCTATTTCGGCAATTGGTTCTGGAATTTCAAAGCGAATTAACAAGGCTAAGGAGGCGCGTCAGGCCGCTGTCGAAGCTGGTACTGCCGCTGCGGAAGATGCAAAGAAGCTGTATGATCTCGCATCTTCTTATATTGAGCTGAGTAATGCCGTCGAAGCTGGTACTGGCTCACAAGAAGATCTCATTGCTATTCAGGACGAGCTAATTGCCTATCTGAAAGATCAGGGAGTTGCTGTTGATAATTTGTCTGGTAGCTATGCAGATTTGCGAGATAGCATTATCGACGCAGCCAGAACGCAGTTACAAACCGATATTTCAAAAGGTGTTCGTGCTGCTAATGTTGCTAAAGAAGATGCTGTAAAAGAGCTTGATGGATATTTCAATAGTCATAGTTTCTACTCCGCAACTGGCAAAGAAGCTGGAGATGCTATGGCGTATCTCAAAGAGCTTGGGTTTACTGGTATTGATGATAGCGGTAGCAAGGGCGGCGGAACAATCTTCCTTCCAAGCGTATATAGTTCAGATGGTGGCTTAAAAGATGTCACATTTGAGGATTTAGCGGCGAATTATAAGTATCTACAAGATGCGATGAACGCAGTTCGTGACAAATTCGGAAGTGAAAATCCGGTATTTGAAGTTCTTGCGGATGCTTATAACGAATACGACGCTGCGTTGTCCGACGCAATTGATCAGATTGATAAAAACAATCAGATGATTGCGGAAGACGCTTTCCTTGCTGCTCAGAAGCTTGCAAAGCCAGAAAACCTTGACCAGTTTGAAAAGATGCGCAAGGATCTGATCCAGCAGGTTCAGAACGATTTGAGTTTCGACGAGAATGGTACATATTCTGCTGAGGAACTTGTTGATAAAACGCTTGGTACGAATGATTACTATGCTGGTTTGCTTGAAGAGCTAAATCAGCGCGAAAGTCAGGCTAAGCAAGTCAACGAGAAAATGCAGGCTATTGCTGAGGCGTTAGTTCCCAAAAACTACGAACAGTATGAGCCTGGCACATCTGCACATTTCCATGAGTTAGACGCATGGCTTGCTGAGGCTGATGAAGTCAAAGAAAAGCTACGCGGTCTATCAGATGAGGAATTTGAGGTTGCTTATGATGCGGTTATTAACCAAGGCGCAACGACTTGGGATGATATCACCGCAGCAATCGAAAAGTATAATAGTGAACAGGAAGTAGCAAGAAGACATTCTGAACAGCTCAAGACCACGATTAAGAGCCTTTGGAATTCTGAAAACTTTGCTGACGCTAAGGAAGAGCTGATGACTCTTTCGACAACACTTGATGGTATCACAGCCGAAAATGTAAAGGAATTGGCTGAGGAAAGCGGTATTCTTGCCGGTGTTCTTGATGAAGACGGTATGAATGCGCAATTCCTCGCACATATCTTACAGGTCATGGCTGATGGTGGCGATGGTGTTGCTCTTATTACGGAGCAAGCGTTGAAGCTCAACGATGCTCTTGATGGCATGGTAGATAAGTTTGATAGTGTGACCGATGCGAAAGCGCGGTACGATGCTGCCATGTCTGTTGAGGAAAAGGATACTGACTTTAAGTCTTATGCAGAAGCCTTTGAGGAACTGAATAAGCAGTTTGAAGCAGGCACAACTAACTCGAACGCTTTCTGGGCTGCGGCTGAATTCCTGTTTGGTAGTGATCAGCTATCTACATGGGGATGGGGCGATGGCCTTGATGAAATCTACTCCGCAATGGAGAAAAACAAGATTGTGTTTGAGGACGCTGACAGTGCTGGTGCTGGCTTTGTTGAACGGCTATATCAGATGTCTCAGGCTGGTCAGTTAGTCAACGATCAGGGCGAAAAATTACTGGATATCAGTAAAGATTCTGATGGTGCTTATGTTTTCGACATTGATCCGGATAATCTGGACGCGATTGCCGAAAAGATGGGTATTACGACAGATGCGGTTCTTGCATGTCTGGAAGCTCTCTCCATGTGGGGAGATATTGATTTCTACGATATGAACGAGGTCGCAGATGTTATCGACGAAATTGGTCTATCTGCGGAGAATGCTGGAAAGAAAGCAATCAATGTTTCGGCGCTTACCGATCAGCTTATCACTCTTGGTAAGACTGACAAGGAAATCTATGATATTCTGACAGGTCTACAAGACCTCGATGGCGTTGTATTGTTGGATGCAGAGGGCAGCATTGACGGTTTAACGAACAGTCTTACTAATCTCGGTTTAGCAGCCAGCGATGGTATCACGGTCAATGTTGATGCAGAAGCTCTTGCCCCACTTCTTTCCGAATTAAATTTCACTAAGGAACAGGCAGAAGACCTAATTACAAAGCTTGGTGAAGCAGACGGTATTTCCCTCACAAATTCGCAGGGCGAAATTAAAGATACGACAGATGCGCTGGAGTATCTGAACGGTTTGGACTTTGCGACAGTAACTTCTAATGTTGATGGTGTTGCGCAGGCTGTCGATGATGTAGACGATGAGACAACTGATAATGTTGTTAATCAGTTTAATAACATTGAAACTGCTGCAAGCGACGCAGAGACCGCAGTAAAGCGCGTTCAGACTGCTGTTCAGCATTTGGACGGTCAAACCGCTACGGTTACGATTGACGCAAAGCGTAAGAGCGGCATTCTTGGAGGTATTTTCGGATATGCTTCTGGTACTGGTGCTGCACCGGCTGGCGATGCGCTGGTTGGCGAAGAGGGCGCTGAGCTTATCCAGTCTGGCGATAAGGCTTATCTTGCAGGTGTAAATGGCGCTGAGGTTGTTAATCTCAAGCAAGGCGACCGTGTTTATACTGCCGATGAAACAAAGCGTATCGTACACGGATCTGGCAAGCAGCTCAAGGGTGTTATCCCAGCTTATGCGAAAGGCAGAGTCCAGACAGGTGGATTGCATGTCGAAACGGATAAGACTGGTTCAACTGGAACGCCGATCAAATTCAACGCTACGGTTGAAGCAACAATTGACGATAAGACATTAGAAGACCAGCTTAAAGATAAGCTGGACGATTTGGAAGAGCAGCTATCCGATATTATTGGTAATTTTGAGCATTCAATTTTCCTTCTGGAGAAGAATGACGGGACTCCAGAACAAATTATTGCCATCTATCGGAAGATGCAAGAAACAGTCCACGCACAAGCTGAAAAGTATCGTGCGCTTGGTTTAGATGACACCTCTGATTATATCCAAGACCTACAGAAAAAGTGGTGGGATTATCAGGATACGATTGAGGATATGTTGCATGATATTTACCAGACTGCGGTAGATAATCATAACAATATGCTTAGTCTGTTGGAGAACCAGTATGATATGCTGGACAACAATCAGACCAAGGATGCGATGTTGGATAATCTTTATAAGCAGCTTGAAGAACAAAAGAAGATTCAAGAAGAAGCTCATAAGGAAGAACGACGTCTGCGTGATCTCGGACTGGACGAAAACGACGAAGCAATTCAAGATTGTATTAACGCATGGTGGGGTGCTTATAATGATATTCAAGACATTAACTCTAAAATCGCAGATAATGTTCTTGATACATTTGATGACTTCATTGACTATGCCGATGATTTTGATTTGTGGGGAGATTTTAACTTCACCAAGGTTGATTACCTGAAACAAAAGCTGAAAGAGATCAATCGCCTATTTGAAGAGGGTGTTTTAACTCTGAAAGAGTATAACAGTCTCATGCGTGAAACTGGCGTTGAAATCTACAACGAACAGAAAGATGCTCTAACGAAAATCATTGAGATGACGATGGAGCTTGTCCGTCAAGAGGCTGAGGATCAGGTAGATGCTCTGGAAGCACAGATTGACGCTTTCCGTAAAATCATTGATTTGAAGAAAGAGTCTCTTTCTGCGACTAAGGATGAAGAAGACTATCAAAGAACTGTTGCAGAAAAAGTAGCTGAGATTGCTGAAAAGCAAGCAAAGCTTGCGCAGTTGGATCGTGATACGAGTGCATCTGCAAATGCTGAGAAGCAAAAGTTAGCGCAAGAGCTGGCTCAGCTTCAGCAGGAGTTGGCTGACTATCAAGCAGATTATGCGTATAATTCACAAGTTGATGCTTTGGATAAAGAAGCTGATACTTTTGAGAATACGAAAAATGATGAGATTTCCTATGTGAAGTCCACAGTTGATACGGAAGAAAAGGTGTATAATGCGGCTATTTCTCGTATCAACAGCAATTGGGAACAGCTATATACAGACCTGATTGAGTGGAACAAACAATATGGAGATATGATCGATGGCGAAGATTCTATTACCTCCGCTTGGAGAACTGCTAAGGCAGCAGCGCAAGAATACGGCGATGTCGTGTCTGCGCTGAACGGTATTAACTCTGAAATTTCCTACGCTGGAAAGAATGCTGACGATAAGCAAACGCAAATCGACAGGATTCTGAGTAAGATGCAGACAAATAGTAAGGGTTGGCATACTGCAAAGACGCAGGAAGAAAAGAACCGTTTGGTTAAGGAGAACGAGGATCTTGCCGAGCAGCTTTCCGCTCTATTGGGGCGCAAGGTTGTTAAAGTGAATGGCGTTTGGTATCTTGATTCCGCAAATGGCCCGCGTCTATTCCATACTGGTTTAGATGAGGGTTATGTTGGCGGTCGAGCTACCGGTGCTGATGAAGTCCTTTCTGTTTTGAAGGATGGAGAGCTTGTTATGACGAAAGATCAGTATATGCGTATTTTCAATTCGTTGAAATATGGCATTACTGGTGTTTTGGACTCATTGATTGGCAATCTTACTTCTACATCACCCGCTGTTTCTGAGGTCGTTAAGTCGATCACAAACGACAATAGCAATACAGATAATTCGTCTACGGATGATCGTGTTACTATTCAGAACTACTTCCAGATGCAGAATGTGACGGAAGAAAATATGAAGGGCTTTGCTGAGTATTATGCTGATTTCACAATTGGAAAACTGATTAGTGCAAATCGGCGTAAAGGAATTAGAAACAAGGTTGCTAATTCTATGCTCAGAGGATAATTTTAAGAGGACACCCATTGGGTGTCCTCTTTGTTCTATAAAGGAGGTCTTGGTATGGTCATTGATTTTGCAAAGATCAATGTAAAAGAGCAGCCCGTGTTGATTCTCCAAAATCTTGATGATACCCCCATTGGAGTGCTAAAGTACGCATTCAATGTTGAGGCCGACCTTTGTTATAATGAGATTTCAACACTGACATTCGATCTACCAGCGTATGTGGATCGAAAGCTCACAGAGAACTATGGTCGAGTTGTCGGAATGCGAATTATTGATTTGATGAACTACGGTCGCTTCCTTTTGGTTGATCCAAAAGTGGATGATGATGGTATCAAGCAAATCAAAAGTTGTACTGCATATTCGCTTGAATATGAGTTTTCGTTTAAGAAGCTTCCATTGACAGAGGGGACATATAATTTGTGGAATCCTATTGCTCCGAAAGGAACAATTTTAGGGATGATTCTTGAACTAATGCCATCTTGGAGTGTTGGAAGCGTTGATGCAACTTTAATTGACAAGTATCGCACTTTCGATGATAGCGGAGATCAAAATATCTACAATTTCATGAAATCTGATTTGCAGGACTCATATGGTTGTATTTTTTATTTTGATACCTATAAACGACTAATTCATGTGCGTGATATGGCTTCTGCTGCGCCGATTACACCCGTATATTTTTCTGTAAAAAATCTCGTGAAAAATGTGAGTGTTGATGAGGATAGCGAAAGTATTGTAACTAATCTTGGCGTATATGGCGCGGATGGTGTTGATATCCGAAGTGTCAATCCGATGGGAACGAGTAGCGTTATCAATCTGCGGTATTTTATGACACTCGATAATTTTAGTCAGAGTGTGATTAACAAATATAATCTGTGGGAGGAAACATTTAAGTCTTACCAACAGCAATATTACAATCTGACAATTGAAGAAGCTCTGAAAACCGCTCAGCTTGTTACAGAACAAGCCGCTATGACTACCTTGCAAGGAGAATTGACAAGCCTTGAAAATATTCAAGCGGTTACTATTCAGGCTATTGCACAAGGGCTGAAATCACAAAGCGATCTAAATAGTGTCAATGCAAAAATTGATGCTAAGAAAGACGAAATTACACAGAAGCAATCTGAAATTGATGCTATTTCTGCGGAAGTTTCAAGTTTGAATGAGCAGATGGTCGCAATCAACAACAAGACCGCCCTATCTGCATATTTTACAGAAGATGAGTACAAGATCATCAATCGGTATCTGAAAGAAGACTCTATTTCGGAAGATTCGTTTGTGATTCCAAAGGTAGCTACCTATGATACCTCAGGTGAGAGCGTAAAAGTCTCTGGCGCTATTTTTAATATCAGTAGATCAGAGGTTATCAAAGTCAAGAACGATTTTGGTAAGGACATTTATTCTGCATCTGGTGGTGTTTTGGAATGTTCCACGAATGGTTTTGTTCTTCGAGCGAATCTAATCCGTGCGTCTTTGGATTTTGATAGTAACAATAACATTCTGTTTACTGCGCGTGTTAATGATGGCACATTGAATGAGGCAGAGTTTCCTAACGCTTGTGTGTCTATCTCAGGTACAGCTATTAGCGTTTCATCTAATGTGAAAGCTGAGTCTGATGTTAATGGTGTGATTAGTTCTGGAAGCACATTGCAGTTCAAAATCAATACTGCAAATCTGTATTTTACAAGAAGTACAACAGAGTACGAGCAGCGAACCGTAGAATGGGATCTGTTTGAATATGGAAAAACTGTGTTGGAAAAGGTTTCGCAACCATCTTACACATTTTCACTTGATTTAGCCAACTTTCTTGCTATGTCCGAATTCAAGTATTTCAAAAATCACCTGGAGCTTGGAAGTAAGGTTTATTGGCAAGATCGTGATAATAAGGTTTTGCAGCCTATTTTGCTTGGAGTCCATATTCCATTTGAAGACCTATCTAAGTTCGAGGTAACATTATCCAGCAAGTATAATCTATCTGGAAATGATTTTTCGTACTCGGATGCTTTGAGTGATAGCGTGTCTGCTGGTAAAACACTTGATAGTGGCAAATGGACATACAATCAGTTTGTGAACAGTGGTGCAGAAACATCGTTAAGCAAGTTCATGAAGTCTGCATTGGATATCGCAAAGAACAATATCATGTCATCGAGCGGACAAGACATTTCGTGGAGCGAGTCTGGTCTACGGTTACGGAAACGAATTGACGGATCTCCTACAGAATATGAGCCGTACCAGATTTGGATGAACAACGGTTCGATCATGTTTACCACAGATAATTGGCAGACGGCAAATCTTGCTATTGGTCAAATGGTGTCTGAAGATGGTACGCTTATTAGTGGTGTGATTGCTGATAGCCTAATTGGTAAGCTAATTGCCAGCAATAGCATGATTATCGAAAGCGAAAAGAAAGATGGAAAGACTTCCGTGTTTCGTGTTGATGGGAACGGGGCTTCCCTCCATAACGCCATTTTTGATATCTACAATGCTAATCAGGTGCAGATTACCCTAAATCCGTATTCTGGAATTGCAATCGGCAAATATCCGCTTTATGGCGGTGATGAGTATACCATCAACGAGAAGAATGCTTCTTTCTGGGTTGATACGAACGGAAATGTTCATATCAAAGGCACACTGGAGGGCTGTGACGGTAAGTTCAGTGGTGAGCTTTCTGCTGCAAGCGGTAATTTCAAAGGTGTTGTACAGGCTTCTGATTTTCTGGATAAGTCCGGAAAGTCAATGCTGACAACTGATAAGAGCAAGTTTGATAGCAACTATCTTGATCTTGGCAATATTCAGATTGACGGTACGACCGGTAATATCACGATGACGGGAAGCATCAATCTTCAAGGAAACATTACTTGGGGAACCGGCAGCAGTCCCGTTCGCGTTTTGTATGGCAGATCAAGTTATGCAACGCCTACCTCTCCGTACTCTTCCTATCCAAGTTCGTCTTCAAGTGGTTGGCACAGAAGCTTGAGCGTTTCATATGACTACTATGCTTCGTATTCTTATGACGGCGGTAATACTTGGACTTCTGCAATGAAGATTCAAGGTAAAGATGGTCGTGATGGATATGACGGCGCAGACGGTAGCGATGCGAATGTTACTCGCGGTAATATTGCTAAGGCTTTGTACGAGAATTCGGATGACTATTATTACGATGGTATTTATTCGTACAGATATAACGGTCGATATTATCTTGCTATTAACGCATCATATATTCTCGCTGGTAATATTGACGCTGATAATATTGCGCTTACCTGTGGCTATGGCGGATTCGCAAAAGGATATGGTTCTGGTAGCGGCGGTAATCGAACATACGGTTCTATGATGTATGGCGGAAATGGTGAAGGCAACGCCCCGTACTTCATTGTTACGGATTCTGGATGCCGAATGACTGGTCTGGATGAAATCGGTGCAATGGACTTCTTCATTACTGCCAATGGCATTTATGCAAGTGAAGAAATTACGCTGCGCTCTGATAGACGATTGAAGAATACCATCAACTACGACTTTGATCGTTATGATGAATTTTTCATGGGACTGAAACCAGCGACATTTAAGTATAACAATGGTCATGGTGGAAGACTTCATTCTGGATTTATTGCACAGGATGTTGAAGATGCTCTTCACAACGCCGGCCTGTCTAATATGGATTTTGCTGGTCTGGTTATTGTACCTATTGAAGAGGTCAACGAGGTAGACGGAATTACTGACAATTACTACAAGCTTCGCTACGGCGAGTTCATTTCTCTGAATACACACATGATTCAGAAACTATATCGTCGTATCACCAAGCTTGAAAATGAATTGCAATCTTTGAAAGAGGGTTAATATATGAAGGATGAAGTTATCAATCGTTTAGTTGCTGTACTGAATGCGCTTGACAATATTTCTGTTCGCGGGAAGCCGAATCTCGCAAATCTGAGTGGAAGTATCGCCATTCTTGAAGAGACGAGAGACATTTTGCTTGGTTGTGAGATTACAAAGGAAGAGGAACAGCCAAAGGATAAGTAAGCGGAGGTGCAGTTATGGCTTTTTGGGGTGACTATTTTATTTTTGATGGTATCCCTTGCACGGAATACGGGCTAAGGCTTTACGAAGTCAATGGTGTTTCTCCTGGTAATGGTAGTTTTCCTACGCCGGCAGAAATTTCGGAAGACCGTATTTCTGGTCGATATAAGCCGCTGTTTTATGGTATCACACAAAATGAGCCATTGACATTCAAAATGGTATTTGGAGCTGATAAGTCGTTTGTGAAAACAAACGGCTTTTTTGATGCCTGGGATCGGGAAGCAATCAGTGCATGGTTGTCTCCTGTCGATGGTTATAAGTGGTTGGAAATTGAGCAGGCCGATATGGAGCAGGTTCGATATCGGTGCTTGATTGAAGATTTGCAGATGGTGGAAATCGGAAATTTACCGATTGCTTTTTCATGCACTGTTCGATGCGATTCCCCATTTGCCTATCAGTATCCGGTGACATATAGCTATAACTGCAGCGGCAACACTAATATTATTTTGCGCAATCTTGGAAGCTACCGTGGTGGGTATCAGCCAAAGCTAAAAATTATGCTGAATGGAAGCAACACTATCAAAATCATCAATCATTCTGATAACGATAGGGTTTTTGCATTGAGTGATCTTCCACAGGACTACTTCTTAGAGATTGAAGTAGATAATGAAAACGGTGTAATTACAAATAATATGGATTTGAACCTATATCCATATTTCAATTTTGAATTCTTCAAGCTTGTTTGTGGTGACAATTTGCTTGAAGTGGTTGGGAATTGTATGTTGGAAATCCAATGTGAGTTTCCCGTAAATGTTGGAGGTTAATATGCAATCAAAAGTTTATGACCTACCTGAGATCCTTTTTGTTGGCGGGGAAACACACGATTTACGATTTTGCCTATTCACTGATACACGGAAGCCGTTTAGCGCCTCTGGCGCTACGGCTACATTTTCAGTGGTGTATTCAGTAAATCGTACAGGTACTCCGGTACTATCAAAGCCTATGTCTATTATCGCAAATGATGAGGGCGTTGAAAATATCCTAACGGTTACGCTTCTCCCACAAGAGACAGTGAACCTATATGGTAAGTATATCTATCAGATCACCATTCAGGATATGTCTGGAGAGACTGAGATTCCAAGCCAAGGTATTTTAGGTATTACAAACAATATTGATAAGGCGATCATCAAATAAGGAGGATTTGCGATGACTACTACATATTTCTTGAATCAGGTAATGGGCAATCTATTTCACACGAAAGAGAATCCAGCTCTTCCAGGTGAGTATTACATTGGCCTAAGCGCAACTGAACCTGGCGCAGACGGATCTGGCGTGTCTGAGCCGGCTTCAAGCGCTGGTTATAAGCGTGTCAAGCTGACTGTGTTGAGTGAGCCGACTGCTGGTGTGATTAAGAATACTGCTGCGGTTTCGTTTGATGAGTCTACTGCGAACTGGGGTACAATGACGCATTTCGTTATTTACGATGCTTTGACTGGCGGAAATCTGCTTATGTTTGACGAGCTATCTTCTGCTCGTAATGTTGAAACTGCGACTATTGTTACCATTAAGGCTGGTAGCCTGACTTTGACATTGAGCAATCCTACATAAAATTAGCTAAACAATTTGGCGGTGAGCTATGGCACAAGAATATAATATCTATCTTCGCAAGCGGCTGACGGAGTTTGATGTTATTATCAAAAATCTTCCGTATCGAGACGGCCTAATCATGTATAACAAAATGTATCTGGATGCGATGGTGAATTATTTGTGCCTACAAAGATTTATCATCGGAGAAAGTGACGCTAATCTTAGAACTGAGATTGACGATTTGTTAGAGCGTGTATTTAATACATTTCAGAACAAGGTTGAGATTGATTTGGATGTTGAACTGGCTGCTGGTAAGCCGATCTCCGGTCAATCCGACCTTGTTTTTACAACGAGTCCATTTGAAATGGGCGAAGAAACATATGAGGTTTTTCAAAATCTAACGAAGCTTACTACATCTGCATTGCAATATGATCTTGCAAAGTCAATCGGAAGCGGGCGTAGTGATTTGATCTTTCACACATTGACCGCTGATACATTAAAGACTGCTTTTGATAAGATGCAGAGTACGGTTGAGTTTTTATCAAGTGTTGATACGGAGAAAGAGACATTTACTGGCGCTGACGCAGATATGCAACTAAACACAGGTCGGTTCGATTTGTATTATTTGCTTGCTGTGCAAGGTGAGGCAGTTATGAATCTGCTCTGCTCGATGGATTTTGAAATGTGGTACACGTTGGGCAATGCAAATCAGACATTTTATTTGACTGCGGTAAATAATGGCGTGAAGTCTACGAAGTATCTTTCCGCCAATAGCTTTATGTCCCTAATTGCTGCGGTCAACGAATCTCTCGAAGCGTTTATTAAGGCGGAATTTGCAGAGCTTCATTTGACACCAAATGTTACTGCTGGCCTAAAGCGATATCGTTTGCTGTCTGATCTCGATTCGTCTACTCTTAGTAGCATAGATTCTGTGTCACTTGACGAGCTTGATTATGTTGAGCTGGCTTAAAACGATTAGGAAGGTGTTTATATATGTCTAAGGGTACGCTTGGTAGTTTTAATGGAACTACGACAGCGAATGCAAACATGGTTGATGTGTTCAGAAAAAACGAAATTGAATTGCATCAGAATAGTGTTTTGGCATTTGCTGAACGAATGATTATTAAAAAAATCGGTATTCAATGTGATCCAGGCACAGAGGTATCTATCAATGGATGTGATATCCCTATTGTGTCTGGCGTTTTTGAATTAGGGTATGGACAAATTGACATTACGAGTCTTGTGTTCAAACAAGCCGTAGCTGTCAACATTTATTACATGTATTAACAAACAGGAGGTTGCTATGAGTGATATTCCTTTTTGGAGTGGAGGTTCTGGCGGTGGAACAGGCGGAGTTTCTAACTACGATCAGTTGTCCAATAAGCCAGTAACGAATATTAGCGGCTCTGGTATTGTTATTTCAAGCTTATCTACTGGCGTTTACAACATTGATGGAACATGGAAGATTACCTCAGACGATGATGAGCGTGAGACATTAAAGGATGATCTTTTCTATGTTAAAAATGATGGAGAAAATGTCAAGCTTACATGGATTAGCGCTGGTCTAATCAAAACATATGGCGTTTCAGCCGATGGCAGTAAGGATGACATTGTTGAAGACAGTGTTGCCACATCTTCTGCTGTTATGGCAGATATGATTGGCAGCTTTTAATTTGTGCAGAAAGAGTAGCGCTATCTTTTTGTAAATATTCTGTAAGCTAAAATAACAAGAAAGGAGAATAAGATAATGGCTCATTTTGTGTATACGGGCTTGAAAGCTAATTTGCCTGAAGTCCGTGAAAATGCGTTTTATCTTTGTACGGACACAAGAGAGATTTACTTTGGTGCAGATCTCTTTACCGAAGCAGTTCGTACATACACTGGTGAAAAACCGGCAACTCCTGCCGCTGGCGTTCTGTATGTTAATACGGATACCAAGGTTGGCGAGATTTGGACGGGCAGTGCATGGGTACAGCTATTTGGTGGATCGTCAACAGACGATATTGTGTTCACAGAAGATCTGGTGTTTACATATCAGTTTGGTAAGTATACGCCAGTTGGAGGCAAGGTCACAGTTCCAGCAAAAGATAAGACTTTGACAGAGCTTCTAAATGATGCTTTCGCAGAAGATCAAAACCCGACTGTAACTCAGCCGAGTGTTACATTGACTGCGTCTAAGATTAAGGCATATGAAGTTGGTACGAAGGTATCTCCAGATTATTCTGCTGTGTTGAATGCTGGTTCTTATGAATTCGGGCCGGCAACTGGTATTGTTGCTTCCGCATGGAAAGTGACAAATACAGATGGCGGCGAGAAAACAACCGCGAGCGGAACATTCGATGAGATTACCGTTGGTGATGACACAGCATATTCCATCACTGCTGAGGCAACTTATGCAGACGGTGCAATGCCGAAGACCGCGTTGGAAAAGGATTATGCTGCTGGACAAATCAAGGCTGGTAAAAAGACAGCTACGAAGAGCAAGATTTCTGGCTATCGTAATAGCTTCTACGGCTCTTTGACTGCTAAAGACGGTGTAGTAAATTCTGCACTTGTCCGTGCTTTGTCTGGAAAGAGCAACAAGGCGCTTGCTGCTGGAAATAGCTTTACCATCTCTATTCCAGTTGGGGCTATCCGTGTTGTGTTTGCATATCCCGCTTCGTTGCGTGATGTCAGTTCCGTTCAGGACGTCAACGGAATGAATGCAGAGGTTAAGACTGCGTTTACACAGTCCGTTGTTTCTGTTGAGGGTGCAAACGGATATGATGGTATTGATTATAAGGTTTATGTGTTCGACATGGCTAATGCCAACGATACCGCAAACACTTATAAGGTCACAATTTGAGGAAGGAGTGAATTGTAATGGCTGATTTTGGTAAGCTAAATTTTGCGGTTGCATTCGTTCCTCAGACGGCTTTCCCTTTGGACGGACGTACATATTTTGAAAGCCTCGAAGCGGCACAGGCCGCTGCTGCGATTGCTGTTCCTGTCGGTAGCTCTGATGGTGTATATCATTATGGCATGGAGCTATTTGTCGTTGAGAATGGTACGTCTGCTGGATACCGTATTCAACCTGATAAGACTCTTACGAAGGTCGATGGTATTTCTGCCGAGGATCTTGTCGGAGAGTTTTAACCTATTTGCTTGATTTGGCGAGGGCAATAGCCCTCGCTTAATCTATATTTATCACTATTTTATAAGCCGTATCAACGGCAAGAAAGGATGAAGAAACTATGGCAAATCTAATTTATAAGGGCTTGAAAGCTAACTTGCCTGCGGAGCGTAATGCAAACAGCTTCTATCTCTGCACGGATACCCGTGAGCTGTTCTTCGGCGCAAATCTTTACACTGAGGCTGTGCGCTTCTACGATGGTACTAAGCCTACCGCTCCTGCCCAGGGTGTGTTGTACATTGACACTGTTTCTGGCGCTGGTGATGTGTGGAATGGTACTACATGGAAGTCTGTTTTCACCGCTATTGTAACAAAGACCGTTGCTACAACTATCGGTGCTTCTGCAAGTGACAGCGAAGTGCCTACTGCAAAGGCAGTCAAGGATTATGTTGCTGGTATTACTGGTAGCGAACTTGGTGAGCTGGCGCACAAGGACAATGTGTCTGAGAACGAGCTTGAAGAGACTCTAAAGAACAAGATCAACGGTAAGGTTGATTCTGTTGGTGCTGGCGACAACAGTGTTGACGTCGGCGGTACTGCCACTAAGCCTACTGTTAAGGTGAAGCTTTCTCCCGCTGCTGGCAATGCTTTGGAGCTTGACGAGACCGAAGGTCAAGAAGGTCTGAAGGTCATTATCCCAAATGCAGACACCTATACTGTCGTTAAGGATGAGTCTGCTGCTGAAGGTTTTGCTGCAACTTACCATCTGACTAAGAATGGTGCAAATGTCGGCGCTGCAATCAATATTCCTAAGGATATGGTTGTTCAGAGCGGTACTGTTGTCACCAATCCGGAAGGTCAGGCTAATGGTACTTATCTGAAGCTGGTGCTTGCCAATGCTGAGAACAGCGAGATCTACATCCCTGTTGATTCTCTGATTGAGTATGTCACCTCTGGTTCTGCAGCTGGCGATATGGTCGTTATCGACATTGATGAGACCACTCATAAGGTAACTGCTACTATCACTGATGGTACTATTACCAAGGCTAAGCTGACTGCTGAGCTGCAGACCGAGATCAATAAGATTCACACTCATGCCAATAAGGACGAGCTGGATAAGATTGAGACCGGCGATAAGGAGAAGTGGGATACCGCTGCTGGTAAGGCGCATGAACACGCTAATAAGGCAGAGCTTGATAAGATCGCAGTTGGCGACAAGGCAAAGTGGGATGCCGCAGAGCAGAACGCAAAGGACTATGCGGATGAACTGAACACCGCTATGGACGGTCGTATGACTGCTGCTGAGGGTAAGCTTACTACTTTGCAGGGCGACGAGAAGACCGAGGGTTCTGTTAAGAAGGCTCTTGCTGATGCTAAGGGCTATGCAGACGGCTTGAACAGCGACATGGATACCCGTGTCAAGGCTGTTGAGGAAGCTGTCACTGTCGGTACTTTTTAATCGAGGATTTTTCATTCGTTTTAATCAATGATATATCCGAAAACGGCGGACGGGCAAAAGCCCGTCCGCTTTCTTTATCAATTTAAGGAGGTGTGCAAGTGGGATACAATTTTCGGGTTTTTGAAACGGTAAAAAGCAAGGCTGAAAATACTGCCTTGATTCCGATTACACCTGGACGGTATCTGATCTGCACTGATACTTCCGATGTCTACTATGACACCAAAGACAATGTTCGTAAGCATCTTACCGACATTATTGATTTGGAGACGGACGCGGAAAGAACAGCAATTCTTGCTCCATTGGACAAATTTTACTTTGTAAAAGATACGGCTCACTTCTGGCGCTATTTGAATGATGCGTGGGTTGACCTCACATCTGGAAGCGGCGCAAGCGACGCTGTTTATGCAACTCTGGCCGCAGATGGATGGGTAAACGGCAAACAGAGTATTTCGATCAATGGATTAGGTGCAAATCAGAATGGAATTATCAGCATTACACAAGACATTTCAGCACAAGCGATGGAGGCAGTAAAGAATGGAGAGCTTTATGTCTGCGCTCAGGCCGATGGAACTATCACAATCGCTGCGGATGGCACTGTACCCACCTGCGATATTCCAACCGTCATTATTTTGCTGAGTTAAGAAAGGCGGTGTTGACGGATGAGCGAAACAACTAACTACGGGCTTTATTTGGAAGATGATGCGTCTGCTAAGTTCCAAACATGGAGACAGAAAATGAATGGTTCTGGACAATCCAACATGGTGAAAATTGACACCGCTCTTGGCGAGAAAGCAGACAAAAGCACTTCAGCTACGGCAACATTGCTGGCTTCCGCATGGGTAGGCGTAGATGCTCCTTTCACACAAGAACTCTCTATTGAGGGGCTTGGTGCTGCGCAAAACGGAACTATTTCGGTGGCGCATAGTGCGACTGCCGAGCAACGGGAAATTGCGCGAGAAGCGTTGCTCTCCATCACTGGTCAGGAAAACGGAAAGCTACAAATCGTAGCTGATGGCGAACTGCCAGAACAAGACATTCCCGTTGTAATTATTCTCTTAGGTTAATGGAGGAATCAATATGCCTATTATTTCTAATTTCCCAACTGGCGGCGGATCTGGTGGCGGACTTGCCCTTGCTGCTGTTACGGGAATTACAACGCTCGCGGCGGCTGGAAAGGTCTATGTAAAATGGACTGATCCTGATGATATGGTCGTTGCCGGCTCTACTCTTGCTGCATGGGGAGGAACACTCCTTGTTCGTAAGGCTGGTTCTGCTCCGACAAGTCGTAGAGATGGCACAATCGTTCTCGATAGCAAGACGCGAGATCAATATAAATCTGCTTATTTCTGTGATAGTGGATTGACTAACGGCGTGAAGTATTACTACAAGCTGTTCCCATACACTACCACTGGTACATATACGGACAGCACGGATGATGAATTCAATGTTACCCCTGCTGCCGTAAAGGTCGGTGATATTTCTGGCGCGAGTGCCGTTGCTGCTGGCAATGGAAAGCTTGCAATCAAGTGGACTGATCCATCCGCAACCGTGGTTTCGGATGGTGTGACGCTTGCAACATGGGCGAGTACAAAGATCGTTGTTAAAACTGGAAGTTATGCAACTTCTCCAGATGATAGCGATGCAGCTTACAGCCTAAATGTAACCACTCGCAATCAGTATGCGAATTCTGCGCTTACTGTTACTGGCCTAACTAACGGAACAACCTATTACATTTCATTCTTCCCCATCTCTACGGATGGCGCAGTTAATGTAAACACAAGTAATAGAATAACCGGAACTCCAAATCGTTTGACGATTTCGACTGTTCCGAGCCAGAGTGGGACGCTGACATATAATAAGAATTCACAGTCTCCTTCTTGGAGAAACTATGATACATCCAAGATGACGATTGGTGGAACGACATCAGGAACAAATGCTGGCACATACAATGCGACATTTACGCCGAAGGATGACTATTGCTGGTCTGACGGTACGATTACGGCAAAGACCGTTTCTTGGAAGATCGGCAAGGCAACTGGCACTCTGACTGTAAGCAAGACAAGTATCACGCTGAATTTAAGTAAACTGACTGATACATTCACCATCGGCGGAAATTATGATGGTACTTTGAGTGTTGTATCTAATAAAACAAGCGTGGCGACAGCTTCTCGCAGTGGGACTACGGTTACTGTTTCTCATGTGAATCAGACAAACGGTGAAGCCACTATTACAGTAAGCTGTACTGCCGGCACGAATTATACCGCGCCCACAAGCAAAACTGTTACGGTCAAAGCTGAGTTTATTCTTGCTACGCTGAATGACAACTCTTGGGCTGCTATTCATAGCGTCTCTGGAACAGGTGCGAGCTATTGGGCAGTTGGTGATCGTAAGGCCGTTTCTGTGAGCGGAACAGTTGGTACTAAGTCAGTTAGTGGAACTTATTATGTTTATATCCTCGGATTTAATCATAATGGAGCAACCGGAATTGATTTTGGTACATTCAAGACCGCTTTGACTAATGGTGTTGATATTTGCTTGACCGATAGTAAGTACAACAGCTATTCCACAGACGGAACGAAATATTTCAACATGAACCATAGTTCAAATACGAACTCTGGTGGTTGGAAAGGCTGCGATCTTCGTTACGATGTACTTGGTTCAACAAATACGAATGATGGCGATGCTACATCTACGACGGCAACGAGTCCTGTTGCGAACACACTGATGGCGGCTCTTCCGTCAGATCTTCGTGCTGTGATGCAACCAATGACAATCTATACGGATAATGTTGGTGGCGGCTCAAATACGGCATCGAATGTTACCACATCTGTTGACTACTTGCCGCTATTGGCTGAGTATGAGATTTTTGGTAGTAGATCCTACGCGAATTCTTCCGAACAGACTTATCAGGCACAGTATCAATACTTCAAGAATGGTAACTCTAAGGTGAAGTATCGTGATAGCTCCACTTCTACCACTGCGATTTGGTGGGAGCGTTCTCCGTGCTACATCTACAGCACCACCTTCTGCGCTGTGTCCCCGAACGGCTACGCGACCGACGACACCGCCAGGGATTCCAGTGGCCTCGCCCCCGCTTTCCGCGTCTAATCCAGTATCAAGAGAATCCTGCCCTCGAAAGAGGGCGGGTTTCTTTTTGTTTTTCAAAATATAAAAGGAGTTCTATTTATGTCGGTATTAAAAGCACATAGATCTGAAAGCAAAGCCGAGTTTGTGAATACTGCAAACAAGATTTATGTGGAAACGATTAACTTCTTATCTCGACTTTCTGCAAGATTTTCAAGACTGATGGCAAACGATGTATCACATCTCGCGTCAGAAGTCCTCGTGAATGCGGAAAAGGCAAATAGTATCTTCCCATCGGATCATACCAGAAAGGAATTGCGCAAGCAGCACCTTTTAGAGTCAAGAGCTGCATTGATGGCTTTGGATGTTGAGCTGTCTCATTGCTATGACATTATGATGCTGAATCCGGAGGGATGTTTCACAACATCAAATGGAAATCCAGTTAAACCAGCGAGAGCAAAGGAAATTCTTGAAAATATGGCGCAATCGCTTGGCGAGCTGATTGATTCCGAAAATGGTCTTTTGACAAATACATTAAAGAGCGACAAAGACCGCTAATTATATCTACCAACGAAAATTGGGCTTTGCTTACCAGATCATAAAAATTGGGTGCATTTCTGTAAAACCTGTCGGCTTTGGGGATTCCCGCTGTCCACTGCGAATTGGTGGGAGCGTTCTCCGTACTACAACAACAGCAACAACTTCTGCAATGTGAACACGAACGGCAACGCGAACAACAACAACGCCAGGAATTCCAATGGCCTCGCCCCCGATTTCGCAACCCTTTTTAGGTATGGTCAAATACGGTAGTCCTTTTGAGGATAAAGAAGACCTTTGCGAAAGGAGAAATGTTTCCCGTGGATAAAACCCAAAACCGCTCTTTTGATGCTTTTGCACGGACGCTTCTTGCATGGTGGGAGGATATTGTGCTTAATCCCATTTCATGTGTCAAGGCAAAGCAGTTTAGGCGCACTCTATATTACAACTGTACGAAAGGCGAATAACTATTTATGACAAGCAAAGAGCGTCATGAGGCAAGATTCCAACGACGGAAAGCCGAGAGATGGCGCAAGAAACAAGAACGAAGTCTCGCTGTAGGGACAATGGCAGATGTATTTTCCTATGGCGACTTATACAAAGCAGGAAAACAATGCTGCAATGGTGTGCGTTGGAAGAATAGCACACAAAGATTTGAGATGCACTTGTTTTCTGGTACTGCACGACGGAGAAAATTACTTCTGGACAAAATGTGGAAGCCATGTCCATATGTCCATTTTGTTATCTCTGAGCGTGGCAAAACAAGACCAATTGACGCACCTCGTATTCAAGACAGACAGATACATAAGGTTTATACAAAGAAAGTTCTTTTGCCTTTATATCTGCCAGATATGATTTGGAATAACGGAGCAAGTCTTCCAGACAAAGGTTTTCATTTCTCTAAAAGACTTTTGCGTGAGGATTTGCATTATCATTTTAAGCGCTATGGTAGAAACGGAAGCATAATCCTTTTAGACTGCAAGCAATTCTTTCCGAGTGCATCGCATCGTGTTATTTACGCTCGTCACGATAGGCTGATTCACGATTATGATTTACGAAAGCTTGGCGATGATATCGTTGCATCAAGCACAGGTGATAAAGGTATGCCTCTTGGTGTTGAACCAAGTCAGGCTGAAATGATTGCTTCCCCATCTCCGCTTGATAACTACATTAAATGCCAGCTCTCTATTAAATGCGCTGGTCATTATATGGATGACTACTATATCATAGTTCCTCCGAATCAAGATCCAAAGGAGATCATGCGTCTTATTGTTCAAAAAGCGTCGGAACTGGATTTGACGATTAGTAAAGAAAAATCCAGAATTGTCCCGCTCTCCAAACCGTTTCGTTATTGTAAGGCGAAATATACCCTAACGGAAAGCGGTCGTGTTATTGTGACTGGTAATCGAGGAAGTTTCAAACGAACCAGACACAAAATTAAAGCATTCTATGAGAAAGTACAAAACGGAGAAATGTCCTATGAAGATTTATGGACTTCTGTAAATGGAATGCTTGCGTATTTAGAGGGCTACCAAAATCATCAACGAGTGTTGAGATTGCGGCGGCTCTTTTATGCTATCTATGGCTTTTCAGCAGAAAACATAGAAAATTTCAGAGCAATGGAGAGATTAAAAGATGCAATACATTGTACATAGAAGATTGAAGGACACTGCTATTTGCGGTGGTGTAAATATTCCCGCAACAACTATTTGTGAAGAAATCTGCGGTGTTATTTATTACAACGGTCTTCCCGTTTGTTATACGACAAGTGAAAATGCTCATCAGTTTTTTGCAAGAAATGATGATGAGTGTGGCTTGCGTCGTGGCAAATTAACTCAGGCCATTCAAAAAACACTTTCTAAGCGCGATGGTAATTATCAGAGCCGATGGGATAAGGTTTGGGCAGATCCTAAATGCCGTCAATACAAAAGAACAGAGTACGAAGATTATTGGCTTTGGAATCATGAGTTTTTCAATGCCGATATTGATGTTTTACTTTATATTGCAAATTTAGTCGGAGCAAAGGAGGACAAGTAAATGTATCGAATTATTAAGGTAGCCGATGGAGCGGAGGTTGGAATTACTGAGGCTGTCAATTATATCAAGATTGGCAGTAGCGGCAGTCTTACCACCGCAACAAAGAATGATGCCGTTGGTATCGCATTTGACAGCATTCCATATAACCTCGTTGGGCATGATGAAATTGAAGGTGCAGAAACCGTTGTTGTATCAGAAATTGATGGCGGGACTGCTGTATCCCATCAACAGTCTGCAATCAATGAAATGATTCAAACGATTTTGGAGGGATAACAATGAAAGAGAAGCTTAAAGAACTATATCAAAATGGGCAGGCTGGCATTACGCCGTGTATTAGTGCGAATGGCTTGCTTAAAGCCGTTGCAAATGGTTGGATTACGCTTGATGATGCTGTTGAGATTATTGGTGGTGAAGATACTCTGTCGATTGTCCGTGCAGCAAAGTTGAAAGAAATTTCAATTGCTTGCAACGAAACTATTGTAAACGGTGTTAATCTTACTCTCAATGGCGAAACAGTGCATTTTAATCTAAGTACGGAGGATCAGGCAAATATCGCAAACCTGTTCCGTGTCGTTGAACTTGGCGGAACTGAGTTCCCGTATCAGGCCGATGGTGGAGTCTGCCGTATTTATACAGCGTCGGAAATTGCAACGATTTACATTGCTGCGCAAACGCTTATTACGACACAGACAACATATCACAATGAATTAAAAGCCTATGTACAATCGTTGGATAGTGTTGAAGCTATTACATCAATTGCATATGGAATGACTTTGCCAGATCCGTATAATACCGAAATGAATGAGAAGCTTGCTGTTGCAAATGAACAAATGCAAGCAATTATTGCTCGTCTGAGCAGCGCGGCAAATGCGTAATCTGAAAACATTTTTCAAACTGGCAGCACTGTTTGTTATTGGCGGTGCTGCCTATGTTTTGATTGAATTGCTCTGGCGTGGGCATAGTCATATTTCCATGTTTATTCTTGGTGGTATGTGCTTTGTATCTATTGGCTTAATCAACGAACTGTTTCCGTGGGAGCTTGGTATTGCATGGCAGGCTTTAATCGGTGGCGTACTTGTAACTGTTCTTGAATTTATTACAGGCTTAATTGTGAATATTTGGCTTGGATTAAACGTCTGGGACTATTCAAAGTTACCGCTTAATTTGATGGGGCAAATTTGCTTGCCGTTTTTCTTTGCTTGGGTTGGGTTGTCTGTCGTGGCTATTATACTTGACGATTATTTTCGATATTGGTTTTTCGGAGAAGAGAAGCCGCATTATATGCTGGTTTAAGGGCGGTGATATAAATGAATGAAGAAAAAATCTGGAAATTCTTAAAGTCAAAAGGTTTTACTGATTTTGGTGTATCTGGGCTGATGGGAAATCTATACGCCGAGTCTGGATTAAGCCCTATCAATCTTCAAAACTCATATGAGAAGAAGCTTAATTTTACAGATCAAAGCTATACGCAAGCCGTTGATAATGGCAGCTATACAAACTTTGTCAAGGATGCTGCCGGTTATGGGCTTGCCCAATGGACATATTGGAGTCGAAAGCAAAACCTATTGAATTACGCACGAAGCGTCGGAAAATCAATCGGTGATTTGGACATGCAGCTTGAATTTCTCTGCAAGGAGCTTTCCGGATATCCTACTGTGTGGAAAACGCTGCAGTCTGCGACGTCCGTTTTTGAAGCATCTAACGCTGTGCTATTACAGTATGAACGACCTGCTAACCAAAGCGAAGCCGTTCAAAACAAACGTGCAAGCTATGGACAAGCTTATTATGACAAGTTTGCGCAGAGTACGACAAAGGAAGGAGTTGGTAGTTTGACTGCGATTGAAAGACTTATTGCGACGGCAAAGGCAGAAGAGGGCTATTTGGAAAAGGCAACGAATGCCCAGCTTGATAGTAAAACTGCAAATGCCGGTAGCAACAACTGGACAAAGTACGCCCGTGATTTGGATAACATCGGGAACATTTACAATGGCAAAAAGAACGGCTATGCTTGGTGTGATGTTTTTGTTGACTGGTGTTTTATCAAGACATTTGGAGTAGATCTTGCTATGAAGCTGCTGTGTCAGCCATATGGCGGTGCTGGAGCTGGATGTACCTATTCTGTTCAGTATTATAAGCAAAAGGGGCAGTTCCATAAAAGCAATCCTCAGGCCGGCGATCAGATTTTCTTCACTAACGATGGCGGAGCAACATCTTATCACACCGGACTTGTTATTGCTGTTGGAAATGGCAAAGTCTATACGATTGAGGGAAATACATCAAGCGCTTCTGGCGTTGTTCCTAATGGTGGATGCGTAAGAGCCAAATCCTATAATCTTACCGCTACATATATTTGTGGGTACGGTAGACCAGATTGGTCGCTTGTTGGTGAAAGTGTAGAACAGGAGGATGAAGATATGACTTTGGATAGATTCAAAGAGTTGATGAAAGAGTATCGTGCAGAGCTTCAGGACAACGATTGTGGTACTTGGAGTAAGGACGCTCGTGAGTGGGCAATCGCAAACGGTCTCATTGGTGGTACTGGAAACAATGCAAATGGAGAGCCGAATTATGCTTGGGCAGATCAGCTTACGAGAGAGCAGGCCGCAGCGCTATTCTATCGTTTTGCAAAATTGATGGGTAAAGCGTAATGGCTGTTAAGCGTAAAGTGAAGCGTCGCAAGAAAAAGAAAGGTCTTATCCAGCATCTTGTTTCGCTTGGCTTTAGCAATCGGCTTGCGATTTACATACTTTTGTTTTTGGCTGCTGGCTTGGCTGGCGGCTTTTATCTTGCCAACGAAAGCATTAGAACCGGATATACTGGCGCTCTGATGTGCTGGACGGTGGTGTTTACGCCGATTGGTACAGCTTGTAGCATTGTGCTAAGTAAAATCGTTCATAAAAGCGAAGCTGAAAATGTTGGTGGAAATGGAGACGGCATCAAATTTGCAATGGCAATGTCTGACGCAGTAAATGATGACGGATCGAGCTGGGAAAGTCCAGCTATTTAATTTGAGAAAATAACAGTAGTCTGCCGGCTACTGTTATTTTTTTTATTTGTTAGGAGGACACGCAATATGGAATGGGTAAAGATTCTTGTTTCTGCTCTGGCCGGTTTAGCTGCCGCAATTCCTCTTGTAGTTGAGTTGGTAAAATATGTTCAGAAAGCAATCAGAGAAAAGAACTGGTCTAAGGTGCTGGATATGGTAATGAACCTTATGCAGACCGCAGAGACTAAGTTTGAGACTGGCGCTGAACGTAAGGAGTGGGTGCTTGCAATGGTAAAAGCATCTGCTGATACCATCGACTACGATATTGACATGGATGCAATTAGCGATCTGATTGATAGTCTGTGCAATATGAGCAAGGTCGTAAATGCCCCAAAAGCTTAATTAGGTTTGAGCAGATTGGAGGTACTTTATGACTGGACTCGAAGAGTTTCTAAAGACTTTCGGGAACATTACGGTTTCCAATGTGATTACCGTTGCTCTTGCAGCCGTTTTCCTTGGCATGACTTATAAGAAAATCAGAGATTATCTTATTAAGAAATATGAAGCCGAGAAAGAAAAGGACAAAGAGCTGAAAGAGGCGCTTGAAGCTGTGCGTAAGTACCCCGAATATCGTCAACAAAGCATTAGGATTCAAGAAAAGCTGGAAAACGAAATCCAAGAGCTGCGTAAGGCGCAGGATGAACACACCTGCCGTTTATTGCAGATGGAGGAAAATTCCCAGCGTAGAGAGCGTAATAAACTACGCGACAGACTGCTCCAGAACTATCGTTATTACACGAGTAAGGAGCATAACCCGCGCCAAGAGTGGACTCGTATGGAGTCAGAAACATTCTGGGAATGTTTCGCAGATTATGAGAATATGAATGGCAACGGTTATATGCACAGTGTTGTGCAGCCAGAAATGAATTTGCTTGGTATTATCGAAATGGATGATGCAAGCGGAATTGCTGAGCTGATGCACAGCAGAAAGTGATTTTAGATCGGCAAGATTGCCCAGATTTGTTCTGGTGAAGTTTCTTCAAACGAGGAAACAAAAATTAAGGGTACAGATTTATTTCTGTACCCTATTTTTTACGCATTTGTTATTGTACTCAGGTTATGACACCATTTCGCGCTGGTATAATAAGCTCAATATAATAATTTGTAAGCTAAAGTGCGAGTTGTTTCAAATGGTATCTTTAACTAAGTGAATCCCCGTT